ACAACATTCAAGAAGTATTAACTAAGTGATAACCCTTACTCTGTTTTATTTAAATATAGTTCCCCTACCCTTATACCCACCCACCGTAGTAGTTGAGGATAAATCCTTTACGACAGACCTGTACCTTGTTAGGTTTATGGCAGGCATCTCACCCCACCCGTAGATTCCCTAAATTACTAGCAGTCCTTGCAAGTAATAAAGATCAACACCTACAGTAAATGGTTTTACTAGATTTCTCTAGTCTGTCTATATCCTGTTCGATTTCTCTACTGGGGCGTGCGGGTCACACGGGATACAAATTTAAAACTTAACCTGTTCTGGGTACGAGTGGTCACTCTATTAGCTGATGCGCCCTGACAGTTATCTTTAAAAACAAAAAAGCCGTTGTAGTTAGTGTCCGGTGATGGAATCCTTTCGGATCATCTCTTGCGAGATCAGACACTAGCTATAACGGCTTCATTATCCATCACGATAACAACTCAATTCTGCCACCGTCTTTCCGGTGTGTCAAGGTCTAAAGCTGACCTGACGGAAACACGACCCTTACTAGTAAAGTTTCCTGCTTGCTAAAGGCTTAATCAGTCTAATGCAACTCGGGCCAAATTTGTTGCCAGTTGGGGATTTCTTTTCTTGACCATTTGCCTGCTGATTTCTTTTCAAGCTCGGCAGCCAGCAACACTAACTTATCGCTAGGCAAACCATTGTTGCGCCATTGCGATACAGCTGGCGGACTGACACGGCAGAGCTTGGCTACAGCAAATGTGCCACCTAATGTTTGGATGATTTCTGTTGTATTCATGTAGATATCTTAACAGATGAGCATTTGTATGTGTTGACTTATCTGTTTAGATAGCTTAATATCTAATTGTGCAAATTGCACTTTAACCAATACAGGTACACAAATGATTAAACATACAGACCAAACAAGTTCAGGTTTATGCGCCGCATTGTTTGAAGAATTTGATTTGTTGAGAAACGGCAAAAGCGATCCACATCGAGCTGCTGCCGTAGCAAAATTAGCGGTACAAATTATCAATACAAAAAAATTAGAAATTGAGGCAGCATCGTTTCACGCTCAAGGTTTAAAGTTTGTTCCGTTAGCTTTAACCGCTAAAGGCTTAAAAATTGGTGTAAAAAATGCAGCTAAAGTTTAATTGTTTAATTTGCAATGAACCGGCAGATTGTGCCGATTGGTTTGGCAATCAAAAAAAGTTTGTAACTTTATGCCAACATCACAATAAATTATGGAGAAAAGACAGTAAAAAAACTTTAACTAAATGGTGGCTTGATAAGGGGTTTATTCTTACAAACACTAGTGAATACAGTTGTAAAAAACAATTTCAGTACCCTTATTTGGGTTTGCCAAGAGATGAATTAGATTTAGCATTTGCTGAATTTTTAACCAAAACGCTTTTAAACATACAGGTGCATAAATGAAAGAACTAGCAAAATCATTAGTCACGGCTCAGGCAGCAATGTCACACGCAGCCAAAGATAGTAAAAATCCCCACTTTAAATCTGCATACAGTTCGTTGGCATCAGTCATTGACGCTGTTAGACCCCATCTTGCAGCAAACGGATTAGCCTTTGTGCAAAAGCTACACAACTCAGACAACAGCGTAGGCGTTGAAACTGTGTTGATTCACGAATCAGGCGAAGAAATGTCTTGTGGAATTCTTTATATTCCAGTTACTAAGAATGACGCACAGGGGCTAGGCAGCTGCGTTTCGTATGGAAAACGCTATAGTTTGCAATCGGCTTTAGGTGTCGCTAGTGAAGATGATGACGGTAACGCAGCAACCAAAGCACCGCCTAAACCAATCGAAAAGCTAATTGAGAAACCAAAAGGCATTGAGCTAGACAGCACTATTGCTCAAATGGCATCAGCGGTTAGTTACGAGAGCTTAAAAGACATATTTAGAGCTGCATGGACACTTTGCTTTAAAGAGCAACAGATTCCATTGAAGGCTGCATACGATCAATTTAAAGCAAACTGGGAACAACAATAATGGCAAACGATCTTAACCGCTGCGAGTTTATTGGTCGCTTGGGCAAAGACCCTGAAGTACGTTACACCGCTGACTCTAATGCAATCTGTAATTTCTCAATTGCGGTAGGTTATAAGACCGCAACCAAAGAAACGACAGAATGGGTCAGGATCACGGCGTTTGGCAAGTTGGCAGGAATATGTGCCGATTACCTAAAGAAAGGCTCACAGGTCTTTGTGGCGGGTCGTATGACTACTCGCAAGTGGCAAAACAAAGATGGCGTGGATCAATACACAACTGAGGTGGTTGCTGACCAGATGCAAATGCTTGGTGGTCGGCCTGCTGAAGATGCACCGCCAGTTGCTGCGCCTGCCAAACCAAAATCTGACGCTTACAGGTCAATCAAAGAGGGAATTGTTGTGCCTCTTGATGAAATGATCGACGATGTGCCGTTCTGATGACTCAGACAGAAGAAGCAATACTTATTTCTTGGAGATTGCAGCAATGGTACGAAGGCATGGTTTTAGACACTAGAGCCATGCAAGACCTACAAGATGCAATCGAAATGCTTAAACAACTCGCTAAAAAGGTACAAAAATGATAATTAAATCAGCAGACTCAGAAAGTGGTCATTGGTACGCAGCTGACGGTTCACCAGCGTACAAGATAATTGGCAAGAACGGTAAAGAACGCAACACAACGGTTCGTGACGCACGGGAACTCAATTTAGTACCGTCGGTAACTACGGTTTTGGGATTGGTTGCCAAGCCTGGTTTATCGAACTGGCTGCAACAACAAGTCTTACTGGCGGCGTTGACGTTGCCACGCATCGATGGCGAAACAGAGGAAAACTGGCTAGAACGGGTGATGACCGACAGTAAGTCTACGGGTCGTGACGCTATGGATCGAGGCACACAAATGCACGGAGTGTTAGAGCGTTTTTACCGTGGCGAACATGATGATTACCCGTTTTATGTTGACCAAGTGGATGCGTCAATTAAAATTCACTTTGGGCATGACCAGACTTGGGAGGCAGAATGCTCGTTTGCATATGAAGGATTTGGCGGCAAAGTTGATTTGATTGCTGAAAACATCGTGATCGACTTTAAGAGCAAAGATAAGCTCGACAAGGTTGTGCCGTATCACGAACAAATCATGCAGTTGGCGGCTTACCGTGTTGGCCTTGGTAAACCTACGGCTAGGTGCGCCAACGTGTTCTTTACTGCTGAAGGCGATGTGAAACTGATCGAACATTCTGAGGACGATTTAGCCTCTGCATGGGATTGCTTTCAGTATTTACTAGCGTTCTACAAGCGTAAAAACAACCTATAATAAATTGCGGGGAAAGCTAGTGTCCCAAACACACTCCTTGTTCGGCGAGTACCCGCACCTTGTTGTAAAAACCCCAATAAATTAAAAATAATTGCAAAACTAGGGTTAACACCTATGCAATTATTGTTTAGATAGCTTAATATCTAGTCATGGCAACAACGCCATACGACAAATAAAGGTACATAAAATGAGTGAACAATTAGTAGATTATTTAGAACACATAGCCAAAATTGGTATGTTTCCAGAAATTACAGCATCTAACATCACAAAAATGGAGATGTGCGCTGCTAATTTTTGGGCGTCAAAAAATCATCGTTTTGAGGCTAACACAGCACGTTTAAGGAACTCAAAATGAAATATTCATACATCCAACTAACAGACGAAGGCAAGCGCCAGTTGATGCGTGAACTTAGCCGTGAGCTTACCGACAAAAAGATTGCAGAGTTAATGGATCAATTTGCAGATGGCGTAAAAACAGACAGCAATGGCGAACCGTACATCAAAATTGATGCTGATGACGTATTGTGTTGCGCTGTGCCAATGTACACACACTTTATTGACGTTAACCATATTGAAATTGTGACAGCTAACGAGGAGGACGGTAATGAATAAGCGTAACTGGCCTTACGGCACGGACATGAGCGAACCAAACTGGACGGGTCGCACGGCTCGACAGATGCGTGATTACAAACGACCTGATGACCGTATACCACCTGTAGCGTGGGTAATGGGTTTGTTGGCATTAGCGTTAGTGTTTGGTTTTTTTCCACTTTTATCATTGGTGATGCTATGAACCAAGTCGCTCGCAACACAGATCCGTCAACCAGCTGGGCGGCAGCTGATTCTGCAAAGTCTTTAGCGGCTCAACACGCCACGATTATTATTCAAGCCTTATGCAAGTATGGGGCAATGGGGAAAGACGGTATAGCCTCAATTACGGGACTTGATGGCAATCAGGTTGCCAGGCGGCTTAGTGAATTAGAACGCAACCATGAAATCCTGCTAACTGGTCGCAACGTGCAAAGCAAATCAGGTCGAGCCGAACGGGAATGGAAAGTAATGCCAAAACAAATGGATTTAATTTGACATGATTAGGCCAGCAACGCTGATTGACTTGCCATATATTGTCAATCTTGCAAACAAAGAAAGCATGTGCCTTGGTTTTATTCCAAAACCTGCTTATGAGGCTTGCGTAACTGGCGTAAAAACTGGCAAACGATGGAGTACAACTTGTAACGATAAATTGTTTGTTTGTGAAGAAAATGGTGATTTGGTTGGTTTTGTAATGTTTTCTTTTGGCAGAATTAGCAAAGTTAATCAAATTTGTATTCAACCAGATGCCAGGTTAATAGAAAGAGGAAAAGCATTGTTAAGCGCAGGCATTTCACATGGAAATTTAAGGGGCATAGAGGATTTTGCTTGTGGTTGCGCTAATGATTTGCCTAGTAATTTTTTTTGGCAACAAATGGGTTGGGTTATGGTTGGTTCAAGGATGGGAATTAGTCATAAAAACACTTGGAAAGAATCTAGCAAACGTAAAGTAAACATTTATCGTTACCAAACAAATAGCTTGTTTATCAATAGTTTTGGTTTAATTTTGCCAAAAGAAAACGTAACAATTGCTATATAAACATGGGTCAAAAATGAGCTATATCATTGGAAACTTACCGCCAATTAAGTGTTTTGTGCGGCGTGAGTATTTGTACAACTTTGATAAAGGACACGGTGAGCTTGAGCCTTGCATCTGGGTAAGCATTAAGGCAATTCGTGGGCAAGTATTCCGCATTGAAAGCCTGTTGCCACGATACGGCGCACTTTACGACAAATTGCCAATTCAGGCTTATGTTTGGAATCACCATCACGGAGATTTGGATTACGACATATTGCAACTGTGGGATTGCATGGGTTACAGATTTACTGTGCATGAAAAAATTGGCTTGCGTAATCTTGGGGTCAAATTTTTAGGGAAAGACAAAGAATGGCACTTTGGCAAATATTTGTTTACAGTGGATTTTTGTGCTGACGGTATGGATGTAGACACAGGATTTACTGAAGTTGCTGAAGAACACAAATCGTTTAACTTTATCCGGTTAGATAATGGTCAGTTTGCAGCGCAGCCGAACAACCGTTGCCTTTGGTACGATCAATCGTTAATACCGGCTAAAACAGACTTTCCAGACTTTCAGGCATTACGGCACATTTGGACTGTAGACGGGTCACGCAAATGGTCAGCTGGTGACGATTGGTTTTATGACATTGGAGAACGGTATGAGTGACTACTCGCCCCATCCTGCAATCGAATACATTTGGGACAATGCGCCAGCATATGCCAAAGCAAAAGGCGAATTGGCGCAACTGGAGGCGTTCAAGTCAAGCCTAAAAGCTATTCTGATGAAGGAATCAGGAGAAACTAGCATTGGAGGTCAAGAACGTGAGGCTTACGCTCACCCAAAATATCAAACCCATTGCGACGCTATTGGGGCAGCAACTGAACAGGCCGAGTTGCTTAAATGGCGTATGACTAGCGCACAAATGCGATTTGACGCATGGAGAACAGAACAGGCCAGTAACCGTCAGATTGAGAAAATAACAAAATGATTGATTATTCTGAAAGCCTAATTAAACTGACCGCAATGCAGAACCAATACCGAAAACTTGTATTGCAGGGTAAATACGACGCAGCTGCTGACGTTGCTGTGGATATGCAGAATGTGGTTGTAGACTTGCAACAATGGACTGAGGCTCAAGTTGACCAAAGCGCAACGTAAGCATTACGAGAAACTGGCTAACCTTGGATGCTCGTTATGCCGACACTTGGGATACGGTGAAACGCCTAGCCATTTGCATCACATCAGACGATTAGGGATGAAACGTGAAAATTCGCCGGTTATACCGCTATGTCCGACTCATCATGTGGGCAATGATGGGGTACATGGATTGGGTAAAAA